AAGTCATGCGATAGTGTACACTATAAATGTCCTATTAACGGTGATCCACAAGACGGATATGTACAAGTAGACTTTATGTTTGGTGATCCTAAATGGCAACAGTTTGCCTTAAACGCATCACCTGACTCAGAATTTAAAGGTGTACACCGTGCTATTCTATTAGCCAGTATTGCTAAAGCCAGAGGTATGAAATGGTCATACAAATATGGATTAGTATCAAGAGAAACAAACAAAGTTATATCAAACAATCCAGATGAAATTGCTAAGATGTTAATTGGTGGCACACGTAAAGATCTAGCCAGTGTAGAAACTATTATAGCACAGGCAAAGAAAAACAATGACTACGAAGAACTAGTAGCAGACGCAAGAGAAACGTTTGCCAAGGACGGACTACAGTTTGAATCTGTAGAAACAGAAGTGCATTGGATTGCTCGAACAAGAGATAGAATAGTTAATCAAGGCATGAGTGTAATAGTTGAAGCGGCTAGAATTGAACATCCAGAGGATATGATTTTTAATGATGGTTCTAGAGGTGCTCTTAGAGCTGTACAAGAATTAAACAACCTTCCTAAATCAGCACAAGACATCACAATCAAATGGGACGGCAAGCCGGCAATTATATTTGGACGTGATGAAGATGGAAACTTTGTGCTAACAGACAAGTCAGGTTTTACTGCTAAAACATACGCTGGACTTGCTAAGTCACCAGAAGAACTAGAAAAGATTATGCAGATGCGTGGCGGTGATCGTACAGAATTAATTAACATGTATAAAGCATTATGGCCAGCACTAGAAAAACAAACACCAAAAGGTTTAAATGGTTATTTCAAAGGTGACTTACTATATGTAGGTACACCACAGAAGCAAGGTAACAAATATGTGTTTACACCAAACACTGTAACATATTCAGTAGACACAGACACAGACCTAGGCAAACAGATAGGTGGAAGCCAAGCAGGTGTAGCAATACACACATTCTTAACAGATCCTACAGACTCAGGACAACCGTTCCACGCTGTAGAAAAATTACCAACTGGCTCTATATTATTTGTAGGTCCTAAAATGAAAGAAACACCTACAGTAGATTTACCAACAGGCAAATTAGATCAAATTGCATCTACAGTTAAAAGTAATCAACGTGCTATTGATAATTTCTTTCAACCAATGACACTGAGAGAAAAACAGTTAAGCGACTTACCACAGTTAATGAAACAGTTTGCTAACTTCAAAGTTAGAGAAGGTAATTTTAATAACATGGCTGGCAACTTTGCTAACTGGGCAGTGACCAAAGTTTCAAAACCTAAAGGTGATAGACTGGTCGCTTATGTCAGCGAAAATATGAAAGTAGTTGAATTAATTTTTAAAGTGTTTAATGCTATTGCTGTTATTAAAACACAGATTGTTAGATCACTAGATAAACAAGGTGGTGGTATATCAGCAACAATAGATGGCGAGTCAGGTCACGAAGGATATGTAGCAGGTGGTCTTAAATATGTTGATCGTTTAAGATTTTCAAAATCAAACTTTGCAAAGAACGTATAATGGACTTTATTAAAGACATAATTGAATCAAGAATGTATCGTAGACTTAATCAAGTCAAAGGTACCGACGTAGCTACATTAGGCGGACTTGTATTTGATCATTTAATGATGCTTAGAGCTCTATACTACATTGATAAGCCGAAGGCTGTAAAGTATGCTAAAGAAACAATTAAACAACAAAACTTTAGTGGTTTCAGGCAGTCAATGACAGACTTATATAACTTTCTAACATTAGTAATGCAACAAAGACAGTACGCAGATAAACTGTTTAATGATTGGGATCTAGTTATTCCTGAACTAAGAATAAAACGTATCCTTAGAGATCTAGCAGACGGTAAGATTGATGAGCAAGATTACAATCAACTATTAATGTTATTACAGAGACGCATTAAAGGATTAACCAGTGACCAAATGTGGTTACGCAGACTAGTGCAGGACTGGCATAATCGTATTAGTAAAATGGATCGCAAACAAGCAATTATGCGTATCCTACAGACAGTAAGACGCCCTATTAACTCTGACTTATACATGCTTTTACAGAGTGCTACAAAAGTAACTCCAACTAACGCATAATGTGGGGATATTTAATTGGCCTGTGTATGATGGTCGACGGTGAGCAAGAGTGTAAAGACGAAGCATTTGTTCCTAACTTCACATCACAAACAGCCTGCGAAGTACACGCAATACTACAAACAACTATAATCAACTATGATCTTGTACACATAGACGGTGTTTATGATATATGGGTAGCACCCACACAGTGTATTGATGTACCTGTGAGACCATCAACAGATTTTTTCAAAAAACTACACTGAAAATACTTCTAAATTGGACTAAATAAGTTTAGGGAAGAAATAAAATCCCACACATTAAGGAGATATTATTATGGCAGTTTTAGTAAACAACGCAACAGTTTCAGCTTCACAAGGCTTAGGTCCAACTACTTACGTATGTACAGTAGCAACAGGTACAGTAACAGTAGCGGCGGCTTGTACAGAAATTCAAAACGAAGGCGGCACAATCGTAGCAGTTGAAGGTACAGCAGACGGTTCATACGTTTTAGTTCAAGGTGGTCCAACACCAGCAGTAACAGGCGTAACTGTAGCGGCAACATTATCATAAGTTTTTAACTTATTCAAAGAGCCCTGTTTTTTAGCAGGGCTTTTTTTGTGGCTATAAATACGTTTATGGAACAACAAGACCTGTTTGAACGAGATACAACTGCTTGGGTTTACGAATCACCCGATGGTGGCAAAACTATTTACAGACGTAAACTTATGGACCCGCACTATAAACGTGAACTAGTTACTGAACTAGATGACGAGTTTCAAGATTATAGAGACTGGATGTATAAACAAGACTGGTCAACATTATCTCAAAAACCCGCAATCAAAGAAGCTCTAGATAGACTCAGAGTATTAGTAGAATTAATAAAAGAATGATACGTTGTTATACATTAATAGATATCACACCTACAGGTTTTACTCGCAAACCTAAAACACCTGAGGATATCATACGACGTAATCAACAACGTAACTACGAAACATTCCTACAATTAATATCTTTAAGATCTCAACCTATAATAGAACACAGACCTATTAAACTAGAAGATATTAAGATTGAAGATCATATATTTGGCAATTACTACATGCCAAGTTTATTTCCATATACTATATGGTGTTTTGACTTTTGCTCAGAACAAATTGACGCCTATAGAAGCAAAGACAGTCCTGTGGGTAGTCTAATACAAGACTTTAACGGAATACCTATCATAGATGGCCTAGCAGAAACAGCCAAAATCAATAATACAATCAACACGTTAGGTGAACACACCAATACTTATTTTCAAGTAATTTAGCCGATTGTGATAAATAAAAACAAGCAACTAGTTTAGGCTAGTTACAAAGCATAGATTACACAAAATAGGCACATATAGGCTACTTACTAGGCACAGCAAAGATTTAATGCTTTAATATCCTTTTGGAGAAAAAAGCGTTGAGTACTACTCAAATTGAGAAAGAAAATTTAGAAGCCCACGTAGAGTTATGTGCCGAGAGGTACGATGCGTTGGAAACTAAATTAGACACAGTTGAGCAAAAAGTAAGTTCGTTAGAACGTTCAGTAGGCGAAATCAAAGATATGATTGTACATCTTGATCGTCGACGTTCTACGCAACTGATTACTTGGGCTGGCACCGCAGTTACAATGTTGATTGGTGTCATTGGTTGGTTACTAACTAAGTTTGTTTGGTAATACAGTGAAAACTAATACCTCACAAAGCTACAAAAAGTTTAAGACTCTAGCCACTCAAAGTCTACAAAGCCTTTCGTCGGGAATCATTGTTAAAGTCAAATCAGACTACATTGTTTTTGGACGTTACACGATTTCCCCAATAGCAGACGGTTACTATATGGTAAAAAGACACGGCATAGAAGTCAGTGAATTTACATGTAGTCGTAATGCTCTAGCATATTGTATTTTAGAATACAATGGTAGGATAGAAGAAGCATATCATTTACTGAGTCAAGATAGAAGATTACAACGTCTTGATGTTGATATTGACAGACAAAGTCAAATATTAAAAACAACAAAAGATCAAGATAGAAGAATGTTGATGGCCGATAGAGTAACTAATAATATTGCTGTTAGAGGCGATATTAAAATTATGTTGCAGAGCACAATTGAATTGGCTAAATACTATCAACAAAAAGGATTCGACGATGAAACTGCAAGAACTAGCAACAAATAAAATTAAACAGGTTGGCAAACTTATGGAAAGTTACTTCAATCGTAAGGTTGATGTATCTGGTCTTTCTTTAGAACAAGCACAGGCATTATTAACTAAGACAACAGCTCTAGTTAACGAAGTACAATCAAGTATTGATAGACATACTTCACAGAATAATCCTGCTTACTTACAAGCACTAATGATGCAAGAAGCATTATCAGCATACGTTAAAGAAGGCACAGCAGAAACTAGAAATCCATATGCAGGTGGTACAGGCGAACAAAAGAAACACGTTGGCATGACAGCAATGGCTCCGGCAGATATTGCTCCTGCTGATGAAGACGAAGAAGAAATGGAAGAAGCATGTTCGTCAATGAAAAAGAAAACTTACGAAGCAAAACAAATTAACGAAGCAGACGTTGAAGAAGCACAAGTAACACTAGCGGCTCAAGACGTTGTTGATAGAATACAAAAAATGTACGAAGATGTTGCAGAAATGCAATACAAGGACTTGCCTAATCTAGCACAAATGATGAAACAAGAACTTGGTATTAACCAAACACAGGCATATTACGACGCAACAAACACAGCAATTTCAACTTTAGTACAGGCATTAGAACAGGCAAAAACAGATTTAGAAAGTGCAATGGCACCAATTACTGGCGAAGAAGTAGTTAGCCCAGACGAGTTTGCTACAGATGATGAAGCAGATTTAGACGCTGGTGTTGACAATGATACACCTCCGACAATAGATGACGAAGAAGAAATCACTGACGAACCAGAATTAGATACAGATTTAGGCAGAGAAAGACGCTAATGAAACTGTTTGAGGTATATGGTTCTGAAATGGAACTTGCGGCCTTAGTTCAGTATCTTATTAGTCGTTCAGAAGAATTAGGCACGAAAGGAAAGGTTGGAACAGAAACTTTTCTTAACATGGCAGATAATTTAGGCATTAACATTTCACTGAGCCAACTACAAAGTATGGCACAGAGAGCGCCGTTAAAGAATATGATTGCAGACGTGAGCCCACAGCATGTTAGTTTTGACTTAACATCAGCGGGTAATGCTACAATGACTGTAGACAAAGCACGTAAAACGGTGTCCTCCATGGCAAAACGAGCAATGAAAAGGTAAACTCAACATTGGTCGTTGCTACTCCATAAGCCCTGTTTTTTAGCAGGGCTTTTTTATGGTTGACTTACCTAATAAATAGTGTACAATAATAGTCAAGTATTATCTAAATGGAGATATAAAATAGATGGCGTACAGCGATAAAGTATTAGATCATTATGAAAATCCACGCAACGTTGGTTCGCTAGACAAAGACGATCCATCTGTGGGAACAGGTATGGTTGGTGCTCCGGCATGCGGAGACGTAATGAAATTACAGATTAAGGTAAATGATGAAGGACGCATTGAAGATGCTAAGTTTAAGACTTATGGTTGTGGTAGTGCTATCGCAAGTAGTAGCCTCGTCACAGAACTTCTCAAGGGGAAGACCCTGGATGAAGCCACCGCAATTAGAAACAGCGATATCGCGGAGGAACTCGCACTTCCGCCCGTCAAGATTCATTGCTCTGTCCTTGCTGAGGATGCGATCAAATCAGCAATAAAAGATTATAAGGAAAAGAGTGGATCATAAGTTTACTTTAGACTTTAACATACTAGCTAGTAAAGAGCTAGTAGAAGTTTATAGTCAATTAAGTCAAAGTGAACGTAGAGCAATATCAAGAGAAATGTTATTACATGTTCCTATACTCAAATGGTTAGATAAGAACATTGGTCAAATAACCGTTGATGTAGAAATTGGTTTAGAATTTATCATAGGCAACGGATGGAGACTACATAATTATATGTACGATCACGAGGTAGGAACCAAAAGTGAAATATGGTTTGACCCTTTTGTAGATAAACAAAAAATAACGGAGTTTGCATTAAGATGGATCAAATGATTACTATAACAGATTCAGCAGTAGCAAAGATTAAAGAAATCTTATCAGAAGAAACAGACCCTAACTTAAAAGTTAGAATGTTTGTGCAGGGTGGCGGATGTTCAGGCTTCCAGTATGGGTTTACTTTAGATGACCAAGGTGCTCAAGACGACGACTTTGTTATCGAAAAAGATGGTATCGAAATACTAGTAGACGCTATGAGTAGTCAATACGTACAAGGTGCAGAAGTTGATTGGCAAGAGTCAGTTCAAGGTGCCCAATTTGCTATACGTAATCCAAATGCACAAACAACTTGTGGATGCGGATCTAGTTTTTCAGTATGATAACACTTACAGATCTAGCCTACGAAAAGGCATTAACCTCAATCAAATCAAGAGATAATACACTAGGACTACGTGTCGGCGTCCGAACAGCAGGATGTTCTGGACTGGCCTATGTTTTAGAATTTGTTGAAGAGATTGATGAACATGATGAAGTATTTGAAATAAAAGATGTTAAAATAGTAATAGACAAGAAGAGTTTAGTTTACCTTGATGGTCTAGAAATGGATTGGAAGAAACAAGGACTCAACGAAGGCTTTGAATTTAATAATCCAAATGCTAACGGCGAATGTGGCTGTGGCGAAAGTTTTACGGTATGATAACTAAAAAATATGATTACGCTGAACTAACCAGAGCAAGTGTAGACGGAAAACGTTTATATACATGTCCAGATGGTAACGCAGTTCCTAGTGTTACTACAATACTAGATAAAACTAAATCAAAAGAAAAACAACAAGCTCTAGCAAATTGGCGTAAGAGTGTAGGTGAAGCAAAAGCAACTGAAATAGTCACAGAAGCGGCCAATAGAGGAACACGTATGCACACCTACTTAGAAAAGTATGTGCTAGGTGAGGAACTGAAAGAGTCAGTTTCAAATCCTTTTGCTCAACAGAGTTTAGACATGGCTAAGATTGTTGTTAAAGAAGGACTACAACACGTTGACGAGTATTGGGGTACAGAAGTAGCTCTATATCATCCTAAGATTTATGCAGGCACTACAGACCTTGTAGGAGTACACAAAGGTGAACCTGCTATACTTGACTTTAAACAAACTAATAAACCTAAAAAGCGTGAGTGGATTGAAGACTACTTCTTACAGTTGGCCGCATACGCAGAAGCACACAACGAAGTATACGGCACTAACATACGCAAAGGTGTTGTATTAATGTGTTCAAAAGATTACAAGTATCAAGAATTTATTTCAGAAGGAACTGAGTGGGACATGTGGCGTGACCTATGGTGGCAAAGGGTAGAAGAATACTACGTTAAACATCGATGATGGATTTATTATTTTTATTATTTCTCAAACATGTGTTTATAGATCTTGGACTACAAGCACACGCATTGTGGGGGAGATCACATGAGAAGTATCACTACTTTGGTGCTGGAGGACATTGGCACTATCTACATCATGCTATAGGAACATTTATAGTTTTTGCTTTACTTACAAATATAACCACAGCAGTTCAAGCATCAATATTAGATTATATCATACACTGGCACATTGACTTTACTAAGCACAGAGTAAACAAATGGTTAGGCTGTGGCCGTCAAGATAAAATATGGTGGTGGACAGCAACTACAGATCAAATACTACATTTCTTAACCTATTATTTCTTAATCATCTTTCTTGTCAACTAGATAAATACTATCATAATAAACGGATAGAGACTTATGGCAATCGTACAAATTTCACGTATACAACATCGTAAAGGATTACAGGAAAATCTACCTCAACTAGCAGGTGGTGAATTAGGTTGGTCAATTGATCAACGTAAACTTTATATTGGTAATGGTACCTTAGTAGAAGGTGCACCAGTTATCGGTAACACAGAAGTTCTTACAGAATTTAGTGATGTATTGAGTTTAGGTACACCGTATACATACAAAGGCGAAGCCGCAGGTTACACAGTTAAAACTAATGACCCTGCAGTTGAACGTAAAATAGGTAGCAAATTAGATGAAATGGCATCAGTTAAAGACTTTGGTGCTGTAGGTGATGGCGAAACTGATGACACTGAAGCAATTAACCGTGCGTTCTACGAATTATTCTGTCGTGAGAAAAACCCTGAAATAAGACGTTCATTATACTTTCCAGCAGGTGTTTATAAAATAAGTGATACTATCCTAGTTCCACCTTATGCTAAAGTATGGGGTGAAGGTGTTGAGTCAAGTATTATTAGAATGACACCCGACGATTCATCAACGCCAACATTTGTTATGCGTACAACAGACAGTCTACAACAAACAGGTGTTAATATTGGTGCTAACTCTGCAACACTACCTAAATATATTGAAATGAATTCAATGACTGTTGAGTCAAGTATTCAAAATCATATTCTATTAATTGAATCTGCAGAACAATGTTATTTTGAGTCAATGAACTTTAGTGGTCCATTACAAAAAACAGATTTACAAGATGCTTCAGTTGGTACTATCTGTGTCGAAGTTGAAGGTACTTCAGCAACAACACCAGAAATGATTACATTTGATAAATGTGGTTTCCACGGTTGTACATACGGTGTTAAAGCAGACGCTAACTCAAATGGCTTTACATTTACCAACGGTAGATTTAGTCTATTGTTTAGAGGGGTACAGTTAGGTGAAAGCACAACAGACATAGGCCCATTAGGTTATAGAATCACACAAAACTTATTTGATGATATTGCTGACTCAGGTATATACTTTAGAAATGTAAGTAAAAATATTTCAGCAAACAATGTATTCTTAGATGTTGCTAACACATTTAACGGCAACGGAAATCCAAGTGAATCAATAATACAAATTTTAGCAAATGATAACGTGTCAGTTGGCGATATGTTTGAACGTAACGACACTGATGATTTAATCCACACTAGAGTTGAAGTTGACCAATCTGTAAGAGGCATATACTTTGACAATGCTAGAGCTATTGCTTATGGTAACTATAAGCGTGAGTCTGGCCTAAGAGCTGATATCCAAAACAATCAACCAACAGCACAGACTATTTTTACTAGACAAGAAAATGGCTTTTGCTGTTTTAAAATAGACTATTCTATTTCAAGAGGTGATGCCAAACGTATTGGTACACTGACAGTATCATTGACACAAGGTTCAAACGCACTATCATACTATGATGACTACAATGAAAACGCAGACACAGGTGTTGTATTGTCAGTAGAAGAGTCAGGTAGTAACTTCTTGTTTAAGTATACAAGTACCAACGATGTCGCAGGACACATTCACTATTCATTAACACATCTACGCTAGTCTGATGTGGCAACAGGACTTTGAAGCACGGTTACGTGAATGGCGTCAGTTACGACTTGACTGTCAAGACCTTCCCTTAGAAGAACAACTCAACACTATTAACAACTGGTGGAGTCACGCACCTAGAGTTAATCATGTCATACACTGGAACGATCAAGATAATTGGTTGGGTCCTTGGGATCTTTTGGCAGAAAATGGCTATTGTGAACTTGCTTCTGCTTTTGGTTTAGCATATACTATACTTCTAGTTAATAAAAATGTCAATATTGAAATACAACAAGCAACAGATGAATTTGGCGGTGACTGCATAATACTTGTAGTTAATAATGACTATATTCTTAACTGGGACATTAGTTCAGTGATAAGTAAAGAACAACAGAGATTTAAAATAAAAGATACAATAGATATTAACGTGATAAACGAATTATTAGGATAGAAATGGCAGAAATTTTAGTTACCAAAAGAGACGGTAGAAGAGAACCCTTAGTTATTGATAAATTACATAAGGTTGTAATGTGGGCCTGTGAAGGAATTACAGGCGTGTCAGCAAGTGAAGTTGAAATTAAAAGCCACTTACAATTTTACGAAGGTATTAAAACTTCAGACATACAAGAAACAGTTATTAAATCAGCCGCAGATCTTATCACAGAAGAAACACCAAACTATCAATATGTAGCAGGCAGATTAATTAACTATCATATTCGTAAAGATGTCTATGGACAATTTGAACCATGGCATATCACAAAATTAATTAAACAAAATATTGATCTTGGTATGTACGATCCTGAATTGCTTGATCTATATACAGAAAAAGAATGGGACAAAATTAACGGATACATCAAACACGAGCGAGATGAAAACTTAACCTATGTTGCTATGGAACAGTTCCGTGGCAAGTATCTAGTACAAAATCGTGTTACAGGTGAACTATACGAGTCACCACAGATGACCTATATTTTAATTGCGGCAGTACTGTTTGGTAACTATCCTCAAGAAACAAGATTGAAGTATGTCAAAGACTACTACGACGCAATTTCAACACATCAAATATCACTACCCACTCCTGTAATGGCTGGCGTAAGAACTAGCCAACGACAGTTTAGCTCATGTGTATTAATTGAAACTGATGACTCGTTAGACTCAATTAATGCAACAGCATCAAGCATTGTAAGATACGTTTCACAGAAAGCAGGTATAGGTATTGGTGCAGGCAGAATTCGTGCTATTAAATCTCCTATTAGAAAAGGTGATGCTTATCACACAGGCGTTGTACCATTCTTTAAACTTTTCCAGGCGGCGACACGCTCCTGTTCACAAGGCGGTGTTAGG